GTCTGCGGGTATTTTCTAGAAAAAACGAAAATATTTTTCTGTATATTTTATTAATTATATGCGCGTTATTTGATAGTGCGCTCTCGTCTCATCAGTATATATGAGGCTAGTCGAGCTCTCAGCGATGCTGCTTCTTACTATTGCAGGTCAGACAGCATGCTCGTAGGTTCTTTGGATCTAGTCGATCTCCGCCATTAGCTAGCGCCACCACGTGATCGACGGTAGCATCCCTGCCAACCAGCCTTTTCCCGCAGATATAGCATGCCCAATTATCACGGGCCAGTATCTGTAGTCGAATCTTAGACCATGCTGAATCGTAGCCGCGTTGCTGCGCTGTAGCTCTGATGCGTGGCGGTTGATCAGCATCTCTTACCGCCTGGCATCTATCGCATCTACTTCTTGCCGTAGGTATGCCGCAGGTAAGGCATGGCATCTTAGGCATGATTAGTCTTCGTCATCGAGTAATGCAATATAAGTGCGACCATCTTTATGTTGTATCGCAACCTGTACTGCATCGCCTGAATATATATCAAACTTAATCGCTGTCTTTACTGCTTGCTCTAAGATATCGACAGCTTCTTCAAATGATTCAACTTCTTCAATGCCTAAAGCAACTGCCGCACCTAAAGCTAATTGTCGCCCTGTCCCGGTGACATGAAGATTTTCTTTATTGCGTTCTATTCCATAAACTTCATCAATAAAATAAATTGTTCCATTTACTGCAACAATTAAATCATTATCAAATGAAGCGATCTCGCCGCTTTCTTTCATTTCGTATCCGGAATCAATAAAAGCTTTTCTTAATGCCGGAACAAATTTATTCACCATAAACCAATCAAGATTTGTTTTTGGTGCTGCAGGTGGACGGAACGAATGCTGAACAATGTTCATACCTCGTACTGTTCCCGCTGCTGCAATTAAGTACTTTCCGTTAATTGCAATTTTTCCCATTGGCGAGCAATCGGCTCTTAAATGACCAAAAGAAGTTTGAGAGTCCGCTGCGATTAAGCACCAATCATCGTGTTGGAAGGCGATCAGCGTTGTCATTGGATCTCCCTGAAAAAGTAATGGCGAGGGCTGCCTTCCCCAACAGACACCTCGCCGAGGACATTTATATCACAATTAGACAAATCAAGCACAATTGTTTACTCCTGGTGTTTCTTCATAGATCCGGCCAGGAGGCCAAGCTGAGTTTTGTCCCATTCGGCATGGCATTTGGTGCATTTAGCCGATGTCGGTCCGTAGTGATCCATTTGGACAGTAATGGCATTGCTCATGCTGCACAGCGGACACGCTCGACTAATCTTGCGCGGTTTCTCTTTCCAGTTCAAGGCTAGCTCGACCTGATTTCGGTAATACGAGACCTGACCGGACACATGATCGACCAATTCGTCGGTTGCGTTCAGAAGAGCGCTTGGTAGCTGATAAAAGTTCTCGGCGATCGAGGTCTGGAGCTTTCCCCCGGACATCATGACCAGATTTATGCTCAATCGGTCCGCCGTAATCAACAATTCCATCATTTCGTCATTTATAGGCGTCTTAGAACCGGCCTGGGACCGTTTAGAGGACCCGTCGGCGTTAGAGCTAGGCGTAGACTCATAAACCTCAGTGTAAAGCTGTTTAAGGAGGCTCTCGTGGCGCGAGACGTGTGTCTTACCGTTATCCATTGGCTCTTCGTGATCGTATGCCTTGGTCAGGTGCGCCACGTCGTCGATCAGCGATGCCATGAGCTCAGAACGGGAGCTGCGCATTTACGAGACTCTCTTCTTTGCATTCATGGAGAGAAAGTACCAAAGGCTGTGGTCCATTGATCCCATTTTGGAGGTCCCTGAGTAATCGGAGTTTCGCAGTTGTCTCCTTCATGGTCATGACCAGCCTAAACGTCGAACCGCCTTGCAGGTGGATCTGCAGCTCCTCAAACTTGGACAACAGGACCCGATCGAGCTTCACATCGAACCCGCCAGCGAAGCATTGCCAAACGACCGCCTTGCAGCGAGTACACATCGATTCCTGTACCGCCGTTGTCTTGAAGGGTTCACTCATATAAAAATCCCTGGGAGGAACTTTTATTAAAAAATCTTCCCCCTATGCCTAGAGGTTCCTCCCTCTCCGTTCCTCCCCTTAGGGAGGAACGGGAGGAACGGGAGGAACCACTATTTTTGGTCATAGGAGTTCCTCCTGGGAGGAACCGGGAGTAACCTGGGAGGAACGGGAGGAACCTGCTCCGGGTTGACTGAAACCGGCCGAAAATGAGTCCGAAATTGGATCAAGAGAGGCGTAGTAATGCTTGACGAAGCTGAAACGGCGGGCCGAATTGCGGGCTTCTCCGTCCCTGGTTTCCTCCAAATAGCCTTCTTCAACCAAGATGTCGATAGCTAAACCGACGGCAGAATCCTTGCCTTTGACGCTCTTCGTGATTTCGTTTCTCGTGGCAAGCTCAGTCCCAGTCCACTCCGACACGAATCGAGTAACACGCTCCATGAGAACAGTAGGCCGCATTCGACCGTCCGCTGACATAGAAGGCATCTCGATATGCCAAAGTGTCCGAGAAGGGTCCTGGGAGTCCAAAACGAACGTTCCTGCGTGCTTTCCAGGAGACGCTGATCGAAGTCCGCCATTACGGTCCTTTTCGATGGTCAGATTGATCTTTCCGAGCTTTCCAGGAGCTGGCGCAAGAATTACCTCAGCCGACAAATAAGTGCCATCTACGGCGCGTTTCTTGGCCGTTCCGCCGATGGCATAGCCCGACGATCTCGCGTCCACGCCCTTCGGCAAGTGGTCAATCGTGATCACGCAGGCGCCAATAACGTGAGCTAGAGGCTTGCAGACCGCACGAATAGCTTTGGTGATGTCATCATTGTCAGTGGACTTCAGTCCCAACATAGGGACAATTTCACCGAGTGAGTCAACGACGGCAATCTCTGGTCTCCAGACCAGCATATCTTGGATAAACTGCCGAAGTCCAGTGATGTCCTCAGGTTCTGCGATCCGAAAGAGCTCGGGATTAGCTACCGCTGAAACCGGTGCACCAAGAGCCACCAAACGGGTGGCAATTTCGGCCGATCCATTATGGTCAACGTCCAGATAGACAGCTTTGCGATTCTTGTGTAATCCTTCGACCACGGCGCACATCGCAAGCCATGATTTGGCCGTTTCTGGGTCGCCGAAGACGCCGTTAATTCGTCCCTGATAGAACAAAGACGCGCCATCGGATCTGGTCACCCAAGAAGGCGGCTGGATTTCTGGAGCTTGACCGGTTAGTAACCACGAGAGGTCGGCGTAGATGGAGATTTCCTCAGGTTCTAGGATTTCTCCGGTTGTTGGATCGACGACAGGAGCAGTATCAACAGGCGCCAGGAATTGCTCGACGCTGAATTCCATGCCCTTTAGCTTTCCGTCGCAGTCTTTGCCGTGACATTGCTCATGTGGTTGCATTTTGGCCAGAATGATCGATATGCCGCCGAGCAGCATACGCTTCCACTCCATTTCAGCCTCATGGTTGCCACGATCTGCGCCAACAATCATTACGAAGTCGTTTCCGGTCTTCTGGAGAGCATAGCCAACGCCTAAGTGTCCAACTTGGCCAAGGCGCAACAGTCCCAACATGAGATCTCGGACAGCATCGTGTCTGGATCCAAGTCGACCGGACAGTGCGTCGTTGAGCTCGTCAAGTTTTCTGTGAACAAGGCCGCAAGGCATTCCCGCCGTGCACCATTCAGCGAAAGCGACCGCGAGTTCCTCCGCGTTGCTGTCCACTCGTTCGGTGGCTGGCAGAGCAAGTTGACCTCGTGTAAGTCCATGAACCCATGTCGCTGGTAGCTCTGGAAGAATCATCGGAGACGGTCCTGGACCCAGATTCGTCATATTTCCAGGCCCTATCCATCGATAAACTCGACCTTCAGGGTGAAGACTTGGCCAAACGACCGCGTATCTATGCCCTCGGTGAATCGTCTCGATGCCCGGACCGACCTGATTTGGCCACTGAAGGCCTTCTGGAACTCGGTAGAACCTGATGCCTGAAGTACCATCGTCGCGGCTCGTTACGCGCCAGGTATCTGGAAGCGCGCCGAAACTTGATATGGCCTGGGTCAAGCTTTGAAGTCCGGCTTTGTCTCCGTAGGCGTCAACATCGATCCCGAGAACATTTGCCGGCATGCGAAGAGCTACGTTGCCCGAGCCTCGATTTTTGATCCAAGAGAGGATCTGATCATCGTCAGGCGATACGTGCGCAAAGCGCTTGCCAGTAAAGCCAGTTGGTGGGTGCGATTTCTTACCCGCCGGTAACGGGAGAACATCGAGCCAACCGAGCGCCCGATAGTCTTTAGCTGCCTGTTCGTAAGGACCCTGAACAGATACTTGTGGTTCAGGCATCATTCGCGCTCTTCCGTATATGAATATTCATGCGTGCAGCTCTTGCACATAACTTGTTGATCAACGTTTCCCCAATCATCGGTTTCAAAATCTTCTTCCCAAACCGCCGCGCAGATCTTGCCTTCGTTCTGACAATCTTCGCAGCGTTCTTCACAAACTATTTCACGAGTGATGGTTTCTGAGTAGATCCCAGATCCCATCATCGAAAATCCTGGTGCCATTTAATTCCCCTTTCCGGCCCAACCCGTTCCTTTGAAAACAATTCCTGGTGCCGAGAAAATCTTTTGCATCATTTCTCCGCAGTCGCACCTTGGTGCTGTTTGATCTTCGACGCTAGCTATAACTTCAACAGTTATGCCGCACGTATTGCACTTAAAGTCATATGTTGGCATGTTCCTCCTAATACCACTTATATTTCACCCAGTGCGCTTTAGCTCCGCACGGTCCCGCCGATCCGTACCATCGGGAGATGTAAGCTAACGTGGCGATCAGCTGAGAGCGCGGATCTGTGGAGTATTTCATGCCAATATTTCTATATGTTGAGGCCAAAAGCTGACCAATGCCACGGGCGTGGGTCGATGGATTCTTGGCTAGGGGGTTCCAATGCGATTCGTGGATCAGAACGTAGTCTAGACATTTGAATTGATCTGGAGTTAGCAGCTGGAAAGCTAGATAACGCGCTTCATTCATCTGGAAGCTAGCTTGTGAGGCTTGGACAAATTCATCAGTCAAATCGACTTGCTGTACCTTTTGCGGATTTGGTTTAGTAACAAAAGTTCCGGCAGTAAAAAAGACTAAGCTAAACGTAATAAGCGTCACGATAAAGCGATGATTTAAGCGTTTCATTATTTCCTCGATTCATAGATGGATCGCAATAAGTTGATCCATTGGTTGTTTCTTCGGAGTGCTTTCTTGTTTTCAATTTTTTTAATAAGTGTTATGAGTTTCATTTTTCCCCCTTCTGAGAAAAAAGAGTGAGGGCCAGTCCCTCTGTTACTGGCCCTCACTGCCGGATTAGAACGTTGGATTGACCGGAGTCGCTCCAAGTTGCTGCATCAAGGCCGCGATGGCTGCTTGATCTAGACCAGACGCAGCTGGCGTTGTTACCGGCGCCGGAGTCGCAGGAACGGCTGCAACAACAGGCTGAGCAAAAGACTTCTTTGCTTGCGCTTCAACCCACGCTTGAGCGCGAGCAACGTCAGCATCTTGGAAGTTGTTGAGGACCCAAGCTGGATTTCCCTTACCAGTGTCAACGGTGCCAACACGAGCAAGGACGTTCTTTGATCCAACCGAGAGCTTATTGGTAATACCGACGTGTCCAACTTTGACGTCGACGTTGAGCTGCTGATCTCCGTCGAGATCGACGAAGTCAACTGTGAATTCGTCAATGTCACCCTTACGGAGTTCGTCGTAACGACGATTGGATGTCTTGACTGCGGTGAAGAGGACAAGGTGTCCTTGGTGATCCGCTGGCTTGAAAAAGCCACCACCAGATTTTGGTTGTTCGAACATGTTTCCCTTCTTTCTTTTTCTCTATTTGTTTCTTGCATTTGCAAGCTTATATTTTCTGCTTCTTACCCATAACCGACTTTGATCGGTCAGCTTTCCACTTAAAGACTTCTAAAGCTGCTTTGAATACACCAAACTCAGCTTCAGTTACGTCCATGTCTACAACAGACGCATTGCCTTCTTTAGGAGCATGCCAGATCTGGCAACGGGTAATTGGAGGGATAGGAACTTCTGAACCATCGAGGCGTAAAATAACATCAGCATATTTGTACGCCGCTAATTGAATGGAATAGTCCGGATAAACTCCAGTCGACGTTTTAAGGTCAACGAGAGTGACTTCACCATCAATAATATGAATTCCATCAAAGCTTCCGGCATAACCATTTGTATGAGACCAGACAGTCCCTTCAATGGAAAGCGGTTGAGGTTTAATAGTCTTCAGGATAGAACGAAGATTTCTTGCGGCTTCACCGAGTCCGGGCGGATCAAACGGAGAATTAATATCAATTTCTCCACGCAATAGACCTTCGCAATATTCATGAGCATCAGTTCCGGCAGCCGCAGCTTTGTCTCTGGTTCTCCAAGGAGATCCTTTGAGCATGTCAATTGCTGCATCGTCTGGAAGATTGATCCATGAACTCTTATTTGCTGCGGCAAATTCCGCAACGACTTTCGCTGCCCATCGAGGGAGCGCTGGTTTATCTAGAACATTGAGAACAGTTGTTACCGAAGGTACAACTTCTCCGCTGATCGGGTGAGAATAACCTCGTCCAGTCCCGACAGTAACCGCAAGAGCAGGACTAGTCATTTAAGTCACCGCTTGAAAGTCCTTGAATAGCTAAAACCATTGCAAACGCCTTGATTCCAACCTGCGTCATAATGTTCTCCAATTCCCTGAGCTCGTTGATGTCTCTCTTAGTATCAGCTAGGAGAATATCACGGTCCACTGACACCAGCATTTGGTGAATTCGATCCGATGATGGTTCTGGTAGATAAAAATCTACTTTGCGCATAAATTGGTCATGAGCAGACGTGAATACGTCATGGCTCTCTTTCAGTAAATCCTTATTCTTGCGTGGCATTTGTTTCCCCTTCAGTTCTTGGATCGCCATAACCCGCGTCTCGTAGTAGTTCCACGAGAATTTTAAGCGGGACGATCGCTGGCCATTTCTCTATTGACGCAGGTCCAAAACCATCTGGCCGAAGAACCGCCACCGGAATAATTCCGTCGGCAATTCGTTCAGCAGCTTGATTCATAGCTTCAGTGACTGGGAAACCCCTGCGTGCTTTAACTTCCCAGTCAATTCCAACCGTTCCGGTGACATCTGTTCCTTGCCGACCTGCTCCGGCAGATTCAGCAAAAGGCCAACCATGCGCCGCGAGATAGTTTGCCACTATTTTTTGCGTCGCATAACCGCGATGTTTCCGATGTTGACTCATACGATCCGTTCTCGAGCTTGATAGACAGCGCTTTCGAGCCAGTGCTCGAAGGTGGTCAATCCTGGCAGGTAAAGGTTCGCTTGCCACCCATAAAGGATAGCTCTTGCGGTCAAACTTATTTCTTCGATCGTATTTTTTGACCAAAGAGGTTCATAGTCCCAAGTTCCGTCATCGATAGCTCTTAGCTGCTCAGCCTTTTCAATGTCTCGGTGGTATAAGTGTAAGGAACCAACGGAGTGAGAATACCAACCCATCGGCAGATCCAGAGCCTTAGCTACCGCGCCCTGCATGGCGGCAAATTGGACTAAATCATATGGAAGACCAAGCCAGACGTCATTCGAGCGCATAGTCGTTCTCATGCAGAGCGAGCCGTTCCGGATCAAGAACTGAAGAGCAAGCGTGCAAGGAATGTCCTTGACCTTGGCTCCAAGATCTTGCTTTGAGTCAAATATGGTCAAAATGGCCTGACGTGTATCTGGATCAGACTTTAAGAGATCGACCAAAGCATCAAGCCGACCGTAGATCCGCTGACCGTAAGCTCCGTGAAAGACGCCGCCGTCAAGATAATTGGCGAAGACACTAGATCCAGAGACTACTAATTCTGGCGCCACGGTAGTACCAACCAACTGCAGCGCTTCAACAGCGCCGATAAAAGGCTTTAGCTCTCGATATCGGACCTCGTAAGGCATCAACCATGGACGATTTACCTTGAACGTCACGTTGGTGAGTTCTTGAGTGTCCTGACCTCTAGGAGAGATTTTGTCCCCGTGGATCAAACACATGCCGATAGCTGATTCAACTACTTCGGACGGAGTATCAAGTTCAAGATACATCTGGTAGATCCCTTTCTAGGTGGTTTGAATTAATGATTTCAACGTTATGCATGCGATCAGCAAGGTCAATAAACATGTCCTGAGCTTTGATCACGTTGTCAATTTGGTCCTGTTCGCCGCGAAGCATGAGAGTTGTAGCTATCGCATCAATGTCTCGATAGACCAGAATTAAACGAGCGCCTAACTCATCGATCATGGCATTACATATTGTGAATGATTCTGGTCGCTTGTACAACGATTGACGATTAAAAATCGTTGGCCAGATCATTTCACCCATATGCCAGCGATCCAAGATCAGATTTTCACCTTCTTCGGCATCAACAATTGGCTTAATATATTCTTCAAACCAGTGCTTATGCGTTGGAACTCCGGCGTGCAGAATTCGAGCATTTTGTTCCTTAGCTAACCACGCAGCATGAGAGCTCTTTCCAGTCCCATCAACGCCTTCAAGTATTGTAATCATGCGCAATCCTTTGGAAAACCATCGTCGTATTCGCAGCCTTCAGAGACTGAACACATGACGCCAGCGTCGTCAAAAGCTCTCTTGCATTCAGGACACTTGCCCCAAACGCCGTCATAACCATCAGTCTGGCGCTTTGCATTTCTGTCGGCCTTGTCTAAGTAACGGATCTCAACTTCGTCCGCCGTAGCACCAACCGCTAGCCATAGATTTACAATAAAGTGAAGAACGTCGACAAGCTCGCCGACAAACGCCTCACGGTTAATATGTCGAGATGTGGCCCACGGTTTCCAGCCAACCTCAGCAAGAGCTTCGTGAAGCTCATCAGTTGCGGCAAGTATCATGTCCTTAATGAACTGAATTTTCTCGTCTTCAGGAAGATTCTCTGGATCGATACCAAAAGATTCTTTCTGAAGTACGGCTTGTCGCATAAAAATTGAATCAAGCATTTATTTCCCCTTCGTACTTCTTGACGTGTATACCCAATCGATCTGCAATCCTGTTTAGCTGATCTGGCGGATATGTTTCTTGGTTGATTTCTTCTAAATAGAAGACCTCTTTGATGCCGTAAGCTGAGATCAGCGGAAGGCAATTCATACAGGGCCGATGCGTTACCGCAAGAAGTCCGCCGCGCGTATCTGAAGGAACAACGTACCGAAGTGCGTTAGCTTCAGCATGGATTACATAAGGACGCCTGGACTCGCGATCGTCCCAATTCAACGATACGCCCGAAGGCGCGCCGTTGTATCCAATACTAGCCACTGATCGATCTGGTCTAAGTACAACCGCACCGACCTTTAACCACGGATCTTCGCTACGAAGTGCCGCGGTTTCTGCCAAGGCAAGGGCATATTCTGTCCAATTAAGTCTCATCGCGACGATCGTTTTCGACCGTCACTCTGGCGAACTAATTGTTGCACCCTAGAAGTCGAGAGCTTTAGGATTTGAGCTATTTCGGCATATGTCATACCGTGATTTCTGGCCCTAAGGATCACTTCTAAGAACTTTTGTTTACTGTTGGCCACGGAAACGGAGTGTTTTTTGACCTCCCGATGCCAATGTTTTAACTGCTCTTCAATTGTCATGCAAGAATTTCCGCCTCAACGGTAATTTTTTGATTGCCAATTTCTGAAATAACGGCATCCTCCAAATCTCCGTTGCTTACAAATTTTCCTTCAATTCTTTGAAGATCAATGTTTGCTAAAAATTGACCATCTTCATAAATCACTTCGACATTTTCAATTTCAAAGTTGGTATTCTGATCGTCTCCAACACCTTCAATATTTATATTATTAAGAGTGTCAGTAATGGCTTCAATAATCTTTTCGTTCAAATCTCCAATGTCAATTGGAAGTTTCTTGATCCGGTTGCTTGCCATTTGTTTCCCCTTCCGATCCTTCCCGTTCGTCCGGATCGATGGGTGTAAAGCTACACTACGGGAACAGGCGGAAAGCCATATTTGTGGTCTTTTTTGGAAAAAAGTCAAAATTAGACAAAATTGGTCAAAATGTCCAATTTTTACACGTAAAAGAATTTGCTCAAATAGTGTGCTTTTTCTATTCCCTGGGAGTAGAATTATGTCATGAAGCTGATCGACGGGATCTGCTGATAACGAAGGGTACGAACATGAACGGTTATACAAAGCAAATTGCAGCAATGCTTAGTTGTTCTCTTGACGAAGCTAAAAAAGTTCAAGATTATATTGAAGAAGAAACTGATATTGATTATTCAGAATGCACTGAAAATGAATTTGTTAAATATGTAATGCAAGCTATTAAAGAAATGAAGGTAGCATAATGATCAACATGGACGTAGTTCTTGAGGAAATTAAGAAAATCGATCCTGAGCTAAACGCTGAAATGTGGCATACTGGTGGCGGTTGCATGACGATTTACGTTGGTACTCCTGACGAAGATGGCATGTATCCAGTTGCTGCTGGTCCTGGATTTAGACGTGATGGTCAAAATGTTGCTCATTTTGATGATTTTTATTTTGGAGAAGATGGCGATGGATTTTTTGAGTGCGTTCAATCTGGATCTGACGCTGATATTGCACGTCGTATCTATAGCTTTTATGAGTATATGAACATGCATAAGGAGGCATAAATGACTGAAAAAGAAGTAATTTGTGGTGATTGTTTGTATCCATTAAGCCAATGTCAACATCATAAGGAGAAGTAAATGTTCCCAATGTCGCCTTTAGAGTCCTGGACCTTCTTGATTCTCGTCTTTACGATCGTCTTTGCTGGTCCAACAGCTGTTAAAAATGTCTTTAATTATGTTTGCGAGCGCGCCCGTCAGCGCCAATTAGAGGAGTATTACTCTTCTAAGCAATAAAAAAAGAGACCGCCTACGATCAGGATCATGGACAGAAGGGGTTGCCATAATCCGCCGTAGGCGGTCTTTTTTTATTCTTGTGTAGCTAATTCGCCGCCGATTGCCATATATGCAGCGCCGTCGATCCAGCCATCGAGCTTATCTGGAGACTGAACCAATCGAGCTACCTTTAGCTGATTCATGCATAAGGCAACCTGGTGTTCAGTAATTGGAGTTTCCAGGACGATGCTCCAGAGCTTTGCGATCCTGTAGAAGTTCTCTTGTGGTGTTCCGTACTCAGCCTCGCGGTCGTTGTAGATCAGATCCGAAGCTACTTTTAGGATTTCTCCCCTGTCCATATTTTCCCCTATTCTTCGACGATTTTAATGCTATGGTGCTTTAAGTATCCTATTGCAGCCTGAAGGATCTGGATATTGTCTTCCGCCATACCGATCAGGGTATTACATTGACCGCATAGTAACCCGCGGATCGCGTCTTCTGAAAGATCATGGTTGTGATCTACGCTGAAACGCTTGCCGTGAACTTCCTCGGGAACTCCGCAAATGGCGCATTTATGGCCTTGAGAGACCAAGAGAGCGTCATAGTCAGCTTGGCGGACAGCCTTTCTCTGCTTCTCTCGGCATTCTCTGCACTGAGATCGGCGACCATCAGGCTCTCGTGAGCTCTGGCCAAATTCGGAGAAGGCTTTAACCCGAGCGCAGTATTTACAGCGCTTGCGTTTTTCCTTCTCTTCCATAAGAAGAAGGTCCCCCTGATCGACTAAATTACTTCGTTTTCTTGGCGGATTCTTTTGCAATCTGCGCGTCCACTTCAGTTTTCACTACAGTGACCACGCCAAAAGCAGGGTCTTTAGGATTAAGACCGCGGACGGTAACCCCTAGGACACCTGACAAGATAGAGAGGATTTTAACAGTCAGAGGCGCATTTGTAGCGAACGCTGCTGTCGCAAAAGGAACAGCTATTACGACGTAGGTCTTAGCGATTTTTTTGACTTTATTCAGATCCATATATTTCTCCTTATTTGCTTGTTGGCCACGCCGGACGGGCGACACCAATGATGGTCTTATCCAGAAGGCGCTTCCGGCGATAACAACCGCCGCCGTTCTGCTGAGATCCTTTGACGCCTTCGGCTGAGGTATTTCCACCGATCGTGGTGAGGAACGTCTTATTGTTAGCTTCGACGATCTCCACGTGATCCGCATGACCTGCACCGTTCCAGTCAAAGAAAACTATGTCCCCTGGTTGAGCCGTTTTAGGGTCGACAAGCTGACCTTTTTTCTTAAACCACGCAAGTCCATTGATCGTGCTGACAAATCCGTGAGAGTTTTCCGCAGCTACAAGAGCGCTGAGATTTGCCTGAGCAAAGCACCAGGAAACAAATCCTGCGCACCAGGGTGATCCCTGAAGGTTAGCTTTGGTGACCGATTTCCACCAGTCCCAGACCCAGACGATATTGCCAGACTTACCATCAGCTCCGCCGCCTTCAACGGTTCCGACCTTGCTTTGAGCTGCCTTTAAGACATCAATTGCGTTCATCGATCCTCGTTTTCATGACCTCGACATCAATTCTGATGCATTGCTGATTAGTAAGTAATTCTTCAACCTTATTAATCAGTCCGGTTTTACCGTCGTTATACAGCGCGTATTCAATGCGCGATAGTTTATCTTCAATATGCTCTGTGTGGGTTTTAATTGTGTGTTTAGCAATAATTCCCATACCGGCAAGTAATGCCGCTATTACAAAAAAATATGAATAAATTATGGTCGCTGTATCGACGTTTGCCATTTGCGCGGTTACCCGTTCTTAGTTAGTGGTTGAGTTTTCTTTTTGAGTGAGTGTAGCTTTTAGTATTGCAATTTCTTGAGCTTGATTAGCAATTGTTTCTCGTAGATATTTAAAAATTTCAGCAATTTCTACTTGTGTTTCCATTATTTCCCCTTTAGATTTGGCTCATTGGCATAAAGAGCCTTGAGCTGATTTATTGCGTCTTGCTTAGTAATGTGGCAACCCATAACCTGATTGTCATCATCTTTAATTACCGGAAACCCATTGCATCCATATGAATTTGGTTCCCCGACATGATATGGCATATTACTTCCCCTCTAGCTGTTTTACTCGATCATTAAGATTTTTTAATAATGGAATTAAAGCAACAGCAATACGATCATAATTAATTGAATCTGGATTTCCGTCTTTATCGCGATTCATAAGAAGATCTCCAAGAACTGGAATATTTGCTACTTCTTCAGCAATAACTCCAAGAATTCTATGAAGTCCTTCTGTAGATCCTTGAGCATCGGCTTCACCTTTATCAAAATATGATTTAGGTTCAAGAGCCAAAATTGACTCCAGCGGAATTATTTGATCTTGAACGTCTACTTTATATTTTAATGAAGAAGTAGATCGAGCAATTAATCCGCTTGAGGCGTTAATATAAGCATTTGCCGATGAACCTGTTGTTGGGTGATATGGATAATAAATATTAGATTGACCAGTTATATTTCCGGTTGTTATTTGCGCACCAATAAATGATGAATCACCGGTTACATATAAACGAGATGATCCATAATTAGTACCGCCACCAATATTTACATAACCATAATAAAGGGTATTTGAGTTTCCGCCCGAAAGAGTTCCGTTTGATGAAAGACTCCAACTATAACTCGGTGACGAAAATCCGGTTGAATCAATTGTAAATCCACCAATATTTCCGGCCGTTGAAGTCAATATACCGGTGTTATCTACGGAAAATTTAGTACCAATTGTAAGAGTTCCGCCGGTAATAACAACGTCTGAACAAGTTAATTTGCCAGCAGAAGAAAGAATAAATGTACTACTGTTGATATTGATTGATCCGGAAGTAATTGTTACAGCTCCCGATGATGTAACCTTAAATGTTCCAGATCCAATATCAATGCTTCCGCCAGTAATTGTTGCTGCGGACAAAGAAATTGCAACGCTAATTGTGCCTGCGGTAATTTTTCCTGCATCAAGATTTGCAATTACTGTACTTCCGATGGTACTAGGAGTCCAGGAAGTTCCACCCGCTCCAGTCCATTGTCCACTAATAACTCCGCCGGTTCCATATTGCCACCAAATATCGCCGGCTTTATTAGCTGTTGATCCTGGCGCGGAATTTGAATAAGTTATCTTATTTTTACCATCTGCAGTTGATTGAGCTGCATTTGCTGTATTAAGAGCGGTTGTAATTGATGCATCTTGAACTGAAATCCATGCGCTTCCGGTCCAAGTATATGGTTTATTTCCAGTTGAAGTATCAAACCAAATATCTCCGATTACAAGTGTTCCGCTTGGCGCTGTTCCCTGCCGATAAATTCTATTTTTTCCGTCTGCAGTTGTCTGCGCATTACCAGCGGCAGTTTGAGCAATAGCTGCATTAGCAACAGCAAGATCCGCCTGAGCCTGAGCCTGAGCTACTATTGCATTATTATTAATAAGATCAGTAACATCTTCATTGTTTGGTATGTAAACAATATCCGTATCAGATTGATCATAATCAGTATTATCAGCTGAATACGCGTCACCAGTCGCGGTTGTTACTGCCGCATTTGTTGTATTGGCAACCGTAAAGGTGTTTGTGGCAATAGAAGCAATTGTAAATGTTCCGTTATATCCGTCTGGAACAAGTCCAGAAACAATGACGGTATCACCAGCTGCAAACGTATGACCAGTGGCGGTATAAGTTGCGGTTGAGGATGTGTAACTTACTGCGCTGATTGCAAAATCTTTAACAGTAATATCAACAGGCGTGTTGGTAATCTGAGGAGCTAATGGCATGTTTTATCCCCTTACGGTAGAACTAGTCGGGTTGAATTCATAGGTGAGGTCTGATAAGTAACATTCCAGTCGTCTGGAGTAATTTTATGTTGCATACCTTCAACAACAAGATAAATGGTCAAATTACGTCCGTCAACCGTTGTTCTTTTGACTGTTACCTGATCTAAGAGTTCTGTTGATAAGAAATCAGGATATAAGACATCGAGCGCCAGCGCCGTAAAGTTAATTTCAGCAACCGTTGTATTTGGTTTTGCGTCTTTGGTTGCAAGATATGTTGCAAGTTTTTGCGCCGTGTTGTCACTAAGAATAGCGGTTTCAACGCTTACCGTCTTTGTTCCATACTTGGTTACGCTTGGTTTATAGGTAAAGGTCTTTTGCTTAAGCTTACCTCGTGTTACTACGGCATTATTAATAACCTGAAGGGTTCCAGGAGTGGTCTTAATGCTATTGTATTCAACCGTGTTTACTGCACGAGAATCATCAAACAAGAGCTGCGTAGGACGATTAAACTTCTCAGTATTAGTAATAAAGGTTGCTACACCAGTTCGACTGACATAAAATCCGCCAGCTTCAGCAAGAACGCACTCGTTAATCATGTCAGTTACGTTTTGATCTTGACCAGTCTTTTGCATGACAACGGATCCTGAGATATTACGCCAGGAAGATCCGGTAGGCCAACCAGCGTATGTAAGCATACGACCAACACGCGTTGAGGTCGTCTCTTGATATGCTGTAGTCTTAAGCGCCGGAGCTGTTACCTTGGAAAACTTGGCAATAGCATCGACAAAAGTCATGGTAACAAAAGCATCAAATCCAGCATTAACGTCAGTGGTTTCAAGGTATCCATCAAATAAAACATAACCTGAACCTGACCAGGTAGCTACAAAGCGCGCTCGAAGACCATCACGCAGCGCAGTAACACCACCAGATACCCAAGGTCCAGATAGGTTATCTGGATCGTAATTGCCTGATCTATTGTCAAAGACGACGCTCATACTGCCAGCATCGACCTTCTGATCAGCGCGAGCTCGACCTCGGTTGAGGTTAACCTCTCTCAGATCTGCTACAGGAACAGTCTGAAAAGATCCGCCAAAGTAAAACTGAACCTTTAGCGTTGGTCCATTTGTACCATCAAAAGCACTCACTTAAACCCCCAGAATTGCCGGATTAAGACCTTTTCGCCGTAAAAGCTGAGCCATTTCATTGCGCACTTTAACAGCAAGATCCTTTTCAGCAATGACAGATCCAGCAACGTGAACGTTAACGATCATGCCCTGGCCAAATCCACTCTTGAGAGGAACAACAGCTTCAGGACCTGCCTCGCCGATCATGGCAAGCGTTGGCTTGTTTACGATTCCGCCATCGGCTAGCATTGGGATCTTGGGAATATTAACGCCAAATTCCTTGCCGCCAAGCTTTGGAACCCATGAAGGGATCTTGAAGTGGATCTTGTTAATAATGCCAATAACAAAATTAATTAGGCTAATAATAGTATTTATGTATGCCTTAACGCCGTTAAGAACAAAGCTAAATACGTTGGAAATAATATGACCAACGCCGCGGGCAACGCTGATGATGTCCTTGAAGACGTCTACAATCCAACGAAGAGCCGTGACAACGACCTTTGACGCAAGCGCAAGGGCCTTGAACACGACGTCAATAAGGAACAAAAGGACCGGAGCTAAATACTTCATAATAAATGTCCATACTGGCTTTAGTACGGAAAGAAGAATCTTAAACACTTCTCCAAGCTCGTGGAAAATAATCTTTGCGTTCTTGCCAATATCGTGGAACTTTGACAAGCTATCCTTGGCGTGAATAAAGTGCTGAATTAAAGGAATAACGTGAGCAATTAAGGCTCTAATTGTGTTGACATATGGCGCAATAATCTCTGCGCCTTTCTTAAATGCAGGATTAACGTACTTAAGAATAATTGGAAATATCTGAGTAAATCCAACCATTGCCTTGGTAAGGATCGGTGTTAAATGCGCTCCGATCTGAACCTGGACGCCCTCAACAGCGCGAGACAAAGCCTTGTGAGCTTCGATGCTATCGGCAACAGCCTTCATATTGTCCTTGGTCAGGACAAGGCCATATTTCTGCGCTTCTGCTTCTAGTTCTTCAAGTCCTTTTTTACCCTTATTAAGGAACTTAAGCATATCAAGACCGGTACGACCAAAGAGGTTTACCGCTGCCGCAGTCTTATGGATACCGTTTGGCATGTTCTTAAACTTTTCGGCAGTGTCAAGAAGGATCGCATTAAACGACTTTTGATGACCACTTGCATCTCTTGTAGAAATGCGCAATTCCTTGAAGTGCTTATTGTTGGAATCAACGGCTTGAGCAAATTTCTTAATTGACATCTGAGCTTGATCAACTGAAAGACCAGATTCAACAAATGCGTAGCGCAAACGAGAGGCATCCTCAACGGTGCCGCCAATCATACGCTGAGTCTTGGCAACCTGCTTACCAACGTCAGTAAAAGCGGTTAACGATTCTTTACCAAATTTAAGTAATTCATCGCCAGCTTTTTCAAATAAATGTGCAGAGAAAACACCGGCAGCAATTTCTTTAATACGAGAAAACGCGCCGCCGGTTTCTCTTGCGCTATCGGCAACCTTTTTTAACGCCTTGGATGCAGATAAATCTCGACCGATCAGATTTACGCCAAGCGACTTATCACTGGACATGATTTCTCCTAATCGTTTTTGGGAATAGCTGCAATGAGATCATTGATAATATCAATATCAATATCCCAGACGTTAAACGGTGTAATTCCTGGATAATTGTGACATAGAAGGGCCATATTTTGCCTGATCTTCTGTCTGGTACCGCCACGGATCAAGGCCCGGCGGTTACTTATTTTTTTAGATCAGGATCCTCAACGCCGATTTCTTCAATTGAATATGTGTTAAGAACGTCATCAATTGAAACAATCTTTCCAGCGCGAGTCAAGCAAATCCATGCCAAAGCATAAAGAGCTTTAACCTTTGAATACTTTGGATTAGCGTGAGGCTCATCTTCGCCAAGAGTACTGAGCAAGGTCAGACCATCAAGTCCAAAACCTTCTTCAATCTGGATAATCTCGCGACCCGTAGGTCCTGGTTGATTATCTTCTCCGGGCATTGGATAGTTTTCGCCACGTAGTACTAGTGCCATTATTTTCCCCTTTAGTCGAGTGCGTGCGATTTCTTTAGTGCGGCCAGAAAAGCCGCGTAGACATCTTCTCTGAGTTCTGCCTTATGTGGAAGTACCGTGCGCAGCAGGAACGGGGTTGATTTTTGAGCAACCCAATTACCCTGCCAAGTTCCATTGGTAGATCTTTTTTCAGGAAATACCGGGTGACGCCAGGCTTTCTTAGAAAGACCTTCAACGTAACGCGGAAGCTTCTTATACTTGCCAGTTTTTGCTTGGAATTTAGTTCCTGAGACTCGAATACGGATACTGAAACCGCTTCGGTTACTCTGGTTAATCTTAGTCTCTGTTGCTGCCGCGATGCCAGCACGCAAGCCCATTTTTCCCTCTGAGGATTTCTCCCCGTGTGAAGGAAGTTCTAGAGCCGCGTGCTGGACCTCGCCAACAATGCTTTTAGACAACTTGACAAGAGTCTTCCGGAGCTCCTTGCCGATCAGGGGATCGGCGTCCTTTACCTGGCGGTAAAAGTTAAGGAGATCCTGAGAGGAAATCTCAATGTCTTTAGACACCTTAGAGAGATGTGTCCGAAGTTGTGTAAACGACGGTCATTGGTGCATCTGTACCGTTATCGTATGCGGTGAAAGTCATCGCAAGATCGATTACGCCAGGGCCTGGGACCTTAGGAGTATCAGCGTCAAACTTAACCGCTGAAAGAGTGATAGATAGAGCAGATCCAGCAGATCCAGTGAATGTCAAAGCAACCGCTGCAGTTGTATCAGCAAGATACTTAGCAAGAAGCGTTGTATCTGTGAATTCAGCAGTTAGCTTACCAGTGATCTTACGGAAGCCATTGATAACCTGCTCAGCCTTAGCTCCAGCAGCTCCAAGGTTGTAACGATCTGTCTTAATCGTGTTATCTACGGTTACTGAGAAGTCCTTGACGTTAGCAATTGCCGATCCGTCAAGCGTGATTGCGCCTTGAGCAAAGTGGAAGATAGATCCGTTTGCTGGATAAGAAGCTGTTGCAAGAGATGTTGAGGTTGTAAGACCTGCAGCATCAACACTGAACTTACCGACAGCAAGTTCACCAGCGCCTACGCCGAGCTCAAATGATGAGATCTTGCAGCCTGTAAGAGTCTTTGGAGTTACAGTTCCGCCGTACTGAGGGACACCAACCTGAGCGGTAAAGCTCTTTGTATAAGTATCGCCAAGAGTGAACGTGAAAGATGATCCGCTCTTAGTAGGAAATGAACCCATTGCGTGAGCAAGGAGAAGTCCAAGACCGTTTGTTGGAAGATCTAGATTAATATCGCCTGTAGCATCAAATGTTGTAACAACACGACGCTGTGAGCGAGGAAGAAGTCCACCAGCGCGAAGCCCCATACCTTCGCTGATCTTCTTATTGTATTGAGTAGATTCGTCAGTGAACTCGTAGAAACGAGTCACGGTGACGTTGGTGTTAAAGGTTGTCTCGGTAGCAATGCCGAGCTGCGAACCTATACCGGAACCGATTGCCATGTTGTTCTCCTATTCGGCAGCCGGTGCGTCCGGCGCTGCTGGGGTTTGGATCATTGAAGCAGCTGCTTGATCAGCGGCAGCCCAATTTTCTGTTTGTTCTAGAAGCGAAGCTGCTGCTTCGTCTGTAACCTCGACGACATCGCCAGCCTTAACAGTTAAGCCTAAAGCGGGGACAGATAAGTCGCCAAGTGGTGAAACATTTTTAATTTTCGCCATGAGATTCTCCTTGTTAAGTACGAGCGTGATATGCGATGGTGAAGTTAATTACGACTACAGCGCCAGCGTTAGTCTGACGGTAGGTTGGTGAATGTGATTCTAAACCTGCGTAAAGAACAACTCCACCAAAACTAGGGTCGGTGCGGATTACGGTGTCCACCGCCGAAAGAAGAGCATAAGCTCGTGTGCGACGGGCAGAAATATCTGTATCGCCGTCCCAAGACCAAAGAAAACAGTTTACCGTACCAATTTCAAACATCTTCTTGGCACCGACAAGGTTCCAGTCGTTGTTTGCGGTTCCTGCGAGTACTTCTCCGTCTTCAGATCCATCATGACCCACGCAAATGGCATCGCCTGGATAAGACTCATCAATTTCTGGACCGTCAAAGATTCGGACGCCAGAAAGAGATGCTGCTGAACTTAAAGCTGTTTTAATGCCATCAATCAGCTGCGGCAGCGCAACCGTTGTCATTAGGCAAGTCCAGGAAGTGAGAGAGGATCGAGGAGTTCCATCGCGCGACGTGGCAATGAATATGTTGACGCTGGATAGAAATCGTCTCCGGTCTGGTTACGTGTAATTACGTTTGCAGCGCCTCGTTGAGTCTGCCATAGATGACGAATAGTCTCAAGAACGCCTTGCTTTGCGGCAGGTGGTGGATTAATAAACCCTGCGACGTAGCTTACAACAATATTATTGGCTCCTGGAGCAAAGATTCCAAAGTAGGTTGGACTAGAAAGCGCCCCGGTTGTCACGCGATACACGCGCTGACCGGTTGGATCTAGGCTGTAATCGGTTGAGGCAAGAAGAAGGCCGTTTTCATAGATCGAGGTAATGCTGAGCGCCTTAGGGTTACGAAGGCGAATATGATCAACATTTCCGTCGTACTTTTCACTAGTAAATGTCTGACGTCCTAAGATAACGCCAAGATAGCTCTCGCAAAGGTCGGTCGCAGCGTCAATAAAGCGACGGATTTCCTCATCGTTGGTTGTATTGGTTGCTGCAATATTAAGGTGAGCCTTGACTTCATCGAGTGAAACTACGCCAAGATCTGCAAAGTTGCGGACGGTAAATTCATCAGCATATGCGCTGGCATTTGTACCGGTAGCAACCCAGCGGATCGTGTGACGACCGTATTGAGTTGGTGTGTAGTTAATGTCATAAAGACCGGTTCCAGAGTGCGATACCGAAGGTGTAGAAGAAGATCCGTCTGGAGCAACGACCGTTGCTACAACCGCTGTTGCATCTGCTGGTGATCCTGCCGCGTCGGTAATCGTTACGCCAAGAGCAACAACATCGCCTAAATCATAAACGGCCATAATTATCTGCCTCTCATATTTGTTGTCGCAACGACTCGGACACCCATGTCACCGCGGTTTGTGTAATAGTTGTAAATAACTAAAGGTTGGTTATACATCACACCGGTTTGGTTGTAGCGGTAGTGATATTTGGACGCCTCGTGAGACTCGCGCCAGTTCATAGAGGGAGCGGCAACTACGCGAGGTTGAATATCACTCACTTATAGCTCCTTCATAATGCTTGAGGTTTTCCTTGAGACGATCAATCCAGGGAGCAAGTTCGACGGCTTTTCTGCCATGCTTGACAGCTTCTGAATAGTTATTAAGGTTATATGCTGAAATCGCAACCAAATCGTGAGGCAAGTATCCCCAGGCATCCGATTCTACTAGATATTCCAGCGGTTGCTGCGTAATCCTGAGCGCCGAGTGAGCCATAGCATAGCACTCAATCCAGCGACCTTCTGAGTAGTAATGCTCGGCAAGATCGACCCGGGGTTCCCGGCTGATCGGGGATTCTGCAATAGCTTTGAACAGCCAGCTCTCCCGATCCTGATCCTCCATCTTGGCAAGGTATCTCATAGAAGCCGCGCGTTCTGGTTTCCAGACTGCCTTAGGAAGCTCTAGGTGACGCTTAAACTGAGCAATAGCTTCGGTGTAATGATTGTGAAAGAAGAGTTCCCGGGCATAATAAAAGGTATTCCGATCATCGGTCGGGTCTTCCTTTATTGCCAGGCGTAAAAGGGGAAAATATTGACCCCTGGACTTAGTTTGGTCCGGGTGATGATGAATCTCAAGCTTGGTCCATAGCTGATTTTCCTGATCCTGACAGGTGAGAACCTCGTGAACAGGGTGCTTCCAGCGAAATCCTTTGCGTGCGTGGATCTTGTCCCCACCATAGGTAAGGCCAGGAGATCCGTCCGGGTTCCAGGACCAGGTGTACTTATACCGAGGTCGATTAACACCAGGATCTAATGCCTCAAGCTCAGATCTCCAGCCAGGGAACAGGACTTCGTCCATGTCTAAAGCTATGCAGTAGTCAACATCAAGCGGAAGCGCGGCTAATGCGGCATTGCGGGCGTCATCAAAGCGCCAGGGTGAGATCTGGACGCTAATAACCTTAATACCCAAAGCTTCAGCCTTGGATCTGGTCTCATCGGTCGATCCGGTGTCCGCGATCAGCAAAACATCGGCTTCTTTGGCCGATTCATACCATTTCTGGACAAATTGCTCTTCATTAAGCGCAATTGTATAGACTGCAATTTTCATACTTCTCCCCTAACGAAGTAAATTAACCAAAGATCGCGTTCTTCCGTGTGCCAGTTGAGTGTAGACCTGAGTTGTGGCTACGCTGGTGTGCCGCATAAGTTCCTTTACAGCTACCAAATCTCCGCCGGAGCGTTCTAGCATATCAGTTGCAAAATAGTGACGCAAAGAGTGAAAATGCTTGGCGTCAGGTCCCAAGATGCGACGCATTTCATTGGCCGCTCTTGTACTAAACTTGTTAGCTGTCACATTCCAAAGACGACCAAGAGTATCGTATTTCCTGATGGTTTCAGCAACCATAGGGCTGACCGGAATGACCAAATCGGTGTTTCCCTTGCCAATAACTGTCAACATTGGACCCTCGTCAGTATCAAACAAATCGGAGCCCTTGATAACCGAAGCTTCGCAGCATCGAAGACCCGCCATACCGCCCAGAATAAACCAGTCGCGATATATAGGCTGAGCGTCTTGAAGAAGTTTTGCGTATTCCGCTTTGGTTACTGGCTTTGGCGAGGATCGACCAACCTTTACCTTGGCTAAATCCTCAGCTGGATTATTACCATTAACCAAGCCCATTTTGTTTAGAGAGCCATAAATAGAACGCAATCGGGCAACATAATTTGCCTTGGTTGACTGCTTAGTTGCACGTAAAATAATGTTATTTTCCAAGTCTTCAACCGTGGCTAAAGCTGGGTGGACGCCGATTCTGCGGATAATCTGCAGATCGGTGAGAATCACGCTGCGAGTAAAGCCGCTTGCCTGGTATCGATTGGTAAGCTTCTTTTCAATCACTTCCATTGGTGTTAGTTCCATACCAGGAAACGTACCAGATTGGAATTACCTTTGCCGGAGTGTTTTGTCTAGCTCGGGTGATCCGGGGTAAGTTTCTGTGGAGTGTTCCAGCCTAGCCCTGTGGGGCTGAGTTGGCTGCAAGTGTGGCTAGATAGGCTTGGTAATCTGAGTTGGCAGGGTCGGTAGGAATGAAAGCAACCACGCCAGCCTCATCAGTCCGAACGATTATTTCTTGATTGAAAGCGTTGGTTTGTTTTTCATAAGTGATTGCCATTATAACTCCGCATCTGCTGTGTAATGAACGAGTAAACCAGTTGCACTAGCAGAACCAGAACTATAAACAATTCCAGCCGCATCAGAAGCATTTGCAAATGCAACGGTTTGACCAGTAGTGGTGGGAGAACCAATTGAAAACCTGCCAGTTTTATTTGAAGCGCCAGAAGAATCGTAAAGCGTTACAGTTGGTGATGTTCTTTTCACAATTTTATAGACCAAACCAAGACTCAAATAAGAAGTAGTTGGTGAAGCCGCATTTGTTGAAGAAGTAATTGCATTCGTTTCTGTTGCGCTTCCTGGATTTGTTCCTTGCGCATAAGACTTTTCGTAATATCGCATACAGAGGGCTAACTCTCCTTGGAGTGTTCCTGATGCGGTGGTGAATGGTGTGGCTACTGAGCCGTTCTCTGCCTGTACGCCCCAAATGCTGAAGGTATTGTTCTGCGTTCCGATTGAACTGGCGCGAGTGTTGAAAGATGAGCCAGCCGATACCCATAGATTTACGGCAATGCTTGAGCCTGTACCAATAGTTGCTCCGCTAATTGAAGGAACTGTGAATGTCAGAGAATATCTAGCCCAAGATGTTGAGATGGTTACCGCGCCGCCCGGGGTTGAGAGTGTGCCACCTGAACCACCTGAGCCAAGGCCGAGGTAAGTTTCAACTGCAATCTTTGGTGTGCCACTTGCGGCCTTTGCCCAAAATGAAACCGTAATGGTTTGACCAGCGAAGGTACGCATATCTTCAATGTTCTGAATGAATAAGCCGTAATCGCCAGCACTACCGTATCCTGATGTGACAATCTGAGCATAGTTCTGTGCTTCATAACCAGCCACAGGAGCAGCGCCAGGAGTAAATGTCTGTGGCGTTACTGTCATAGTTCCACCACTTGCAGCCATAGTCCAACGGTCAAAGCAATATCCGCTAGTTGCTGAAGTGAAGTTTCTCTGATTGATGCGGAAGTCACCATTGATGATTTTGTTCTTACCAGCAAGGAAAGGAGCTACTGCGCCACCCGAATCCTGCTGAGTCGTTGAGGTTAGTTGTGCGCGACTCATTATTCAC